TCACAGAAAATCGACGGAGGTTATGGTACTGTCTTCATTTATATGGATTTCCTGAATGATAGACCGCCAGAACGCTCTGCGGTTTTCTTGTGATAATTGATCATACATGGTCCGGAAATCTGTATCCAGTAGTTCTTCAAGGTAACTGTAATTCGTCACTGGTTCCGGAAGCGCGCTCTGCAGATCATTCAACTCACTTTCGACGCGTCCATACTCTTCGTTGTAATAATCCCAATCAATCCGCCCCTTCTGAAATAGGAAATTAAGACGGTCCAATTCTTTTCTTAACTTATCGGGGGACTGCTTTTTCTTTTGCTTCTCTTTCTCTTTTTCGATTTTCTCGCACTTTACTTTATAATTCTTGTATTCATTCTCTAAGTTATCAAGCAAATAATTTTCAACAAGGTTCTGGCTCAATCTGTGTCTGTAAGAACATATGTGATCGATCATTGCCCTGTTACATCGGTAATAGCAGTAAGTTCTTTTGGCACCAGTTTTCCTGTTGATGATGGACGAACACCCGGTACCGCATAGCAATTGACCACACACGGGACATCGAATTAATCCGGCAAACAGATAGATGCGGCCGGAAGGCGTAGCTTTAACATTTCGTTTTTGTATCTTCTGCAATGTGCTCCACTCATCTTCAGTAAGATATGCAGGGCAGTAAGGGAATCCTCGATAGGTGCCCTTGTAGAATTCGCTGGAAAGAAGCGTCCTCATGATTCCGAAACTGAAATCAGGATCATAGGTTTCTTGTATATATCTTAGCGTAGCGCACTTATTTTGATGCTTGAAAAAATATTTATAAAATGCATCCACGACATGTTCTCGATCAGGATCCTTTATCATTCGCTTTTGTCCATCAACGATACCTGACTTATAGCCGTATCCCATATTTACGTCGCCGAAAATTAATTTACCGCTTCTGATCGATGATTCATTTACAAATTTGATACGCTCACTGGTGGTATCGACTTCGTTCTGGCCAATCGACAGAACCACATTAAGCTGCAGTCTTCCATCTCTGGTTTCCATGTTAATGCCTGGTTCACTGGTACTGATCCAGCGGACGTTGTGACTGTCAAGAATATCCTGCACCTTATAGAAATCAGATAGATTACGGAACCATCTATCGATACGCCAGAAGATAATAACATCGATCTTCCCGGCTTCTACGTCTTGCAGCAGAGAATGTATAGCCTTACGCTTTTTGAGCTCTTTACGGGCGGTTTTTCCCTCATCAGCATATACACCAACGACAGCCATATTGTGTTCTCGGGCATAATTAGTAAGATATTCTTTTTGTGCTTCAAGCGATTTGCCGTGCATCATTTGCTCGGTAGTGGATACACGGATATAGATTGCACAGCGTTCAACTTTAGTCGTCATATCATATCACCTTTCCTTTTTTATGTTACGCAAAAATGGGTACAAAAATAACACCTATACAGGTGCTGGAAATTTGTGGTACAATATCATTGCCGATGATTATTGTACGTGCTTCAGCACTGTATAATACTTATCAAAGAGTCCTGGTGTTGGTAGCACCGGGGCTTTTGTTTTAATGTTACAATTCTTTTAAATCAATATCTTCAATAGAGTTGTTATTAAATATTTTTTTTATCAGCTTTTCAAATTGATTTTTGGTTAAATAATGTTCTGGTAATGCGTATTCCAAAAAACAATTGTCAATCATTTTAGAAGAGTAAAACTCTTGGTATTTACAAATTAAATCTAAGATTCCTGGAGCAAGTATAATTCGTTCCAATGAGTCTCTGTATTTGTTTGAATATCCGCTGGTATCAAAATAAAGAACACATATTAATTTGTACAAAGCCTTTTCAAATGCGTTTTTTTGTTCATAGAATATTGATAATTCATATAATGCATTTCTTGCAATCCCGTAATCCTCAGCAAGACGACTTTCTGTATAACGATTATGTAGAATCCCTAAAATAATTTCATCGGTAGTTAAGCCAGGATGAACATCTTCATATTCAGCGTATTCACACGGCTTAATACTGTAGTTTCTCAAAGTCATTACATAACTATATTTAGAAAGGTAGGATTCGCCTAATTCACTTCGTGTGTAGAATTCGCCTAAATTCAGCTTTGTAGGATTAATATTTTTTAAAATCGCTTCTATAAGAGCCGGTCTTCGACCTTTTGAAGGAAGATTATTTTGTACAAGTATTTCCTTCAAATCGGCAACTCGGAAGGTTTCAAGAATAGCTTCAGTAGAAGCTTTAGTATAATAACCTTCTGAAATAAGTTTTTTATGATAGGCGATAGGATCAGTGATACCAAAAGTATAATTAAGATAACGTGGATAACTATCAAATGTATCAAGTACCTTACTTGTTCCACAGCAATATAGCATTGCAGCTGTCGCATATTTTTCAATAAAAGGAGCATTGTTACCCCAAGGATTGAAAGGCTTTCCGTATATTTCCATTAAATCACCTTCTTTCTTGAATGAATTTATGTAAAACTCCATACAATACATGCATGAAAATCTTACTCGGAGATATTATGTATAATCAAGGTTTAACAATCCGTCAGGTTGCCATGCTTACTGGATTGCCATCATCAACAATACAAAAAGTAATGAAAGAAAACAGCAATCCGACCGTTAAGACATTAGAAAAGATATCTATTGGTCTTAATATTCCGTTTGAAGAACTTTATACTCTTGACGATTAAAAAAGTGTACACTATAGTGTACAAATACCCTGAACTACTTTAATAAAGTAAATCATAAGAGTATAATATAAATATACACATCGAGAACAAATGTTCGAAAATACATTGATTTCATCATTTACATGGTGTATATTTTATATAAAGGAATTTCGAACAACTGTTCTGCTACACGAGGGCGGAGGTGCGTACATATGAAGAAGGTATCTGAAGACTTTGTTATTGAGTGGGTGCAGAGGATACCGGACGAAGATGAAAAATTCTTACGTCAGCTCTACACCATCATAAAAAAGCATTTAGAGAGAACGGGAAAGCATTAGCTTTCCTTTTCTTTTTGCAAATTCTCCACGAGTTTCGCACTAGATTCCCGGATCACTTCTTGAGATTTCGGAGATAATTCATCGAATGTCCTCATGATCTCCTGGATTATATTATAAAAAGGATCATTGTCAGCATCCAACAGGCTGGATACAAACGCAGCCTTTTCATCTTCTTCGGGAAGTTCTTCAAACATTTCTCCATTGCCATTTCGCAACCAATCCTCATTTACATGAAAAGTTTTACATATAAGGGAAATAACCGCATCGATAGGTTCATTACGTCCAATTTCGTAATTGGCAACAGCTCCACGCTTGATATTTAATTTATCAGCGAAGTCTTGCTGGGTAAAACCAAGTTGTTTTCTCAATGCTTTGATGCGTTCGTTCATTATCGCACCTCCTTCCGTTTCTGGATTCATCATATCACAGTGTAATTTATAATTCAATAGAAAAATGTAACATTGTTGCAAAATAAGGATTGACATATGCAACAAAAAGACATATAATTGCAACATAAACACAAACGAGCAGAGACGAAAGGAGTGATGATATGGATTCAAAAGAATATAAGGAAACGATGAAGAAAATTGAAGAAGCTAAAAAAATGAATAAAGAAGCACACAAGCTAAGCCTTCAGGCAGAGGCTTTATCGGTAATCGCTTTGGTGATAAATTTTATAGCTATGCTTATTCATATAATTAAGTAATCGCCTGAACGACTATAGCAACGATGCTAAGTACGATGGAAATCACGGCAACAATTTTGGAGAAAAGGGCTTCTCGTTTTGCGGATTTAGCTTCTTCTTCGGCACGCTCAGCAGCTTTCTTTGCAAGTTCAGCTTGCTCTTTAGAAGCTTCAGCCTGTTTTTCTGCACTATCAGCAATTGACTGAAGAGTTTCGAGTTGCGCTTCGAAAGGTGATTTTACATCATCAGCCATTTGTTTGAAGATAGATTTTTCATAAGTAATAGGTTGATAACTTAATGCGAGGGATTGGGGTTTATGCTGCTTGGAAAGAATTTGATAGACATCAGTCATTTTTTTGAAATTATCATTACTCATAATAAGGACCTCCGATTATTAGCTGTTGAAAAGATTATAGCACAGAAATCAAACAAGGTTAAAAGCAAATAGCCGAAACGGTCAGAAATGACCGTCACACCGGGAATGACCGCCCGGTGTCTGATGATGGCAGGTCAGGAAGGAAGTGGAAAACATGAGTGAAGAACAGAAAAAATTAATCACAGAAGTAGTTGGGAATATGAAGCATATGGACAAAGAAAGTTTGCTGTTGATGAAAAGCAACGCAGAGGTTCTTAAAGCCAGAGACTTGATGGATAAACCGGAGGTAACTGCGGGGACAGAGAAAGAAGGTAATTAAATTGAACGAATTATTAAAAATTAATTACGAAGCAGAACAGCCAACAGTGTCGGCAAGAGACTTGCATGAAGCTCTTGGAGTGGCATCAAGATTCAGCCGATGGTTCGATTCCAACAAAGAGTTGTTTGTAGAGGGTGAAGATTATAACAAGTGTACATCGAGTACGGTTGTAAATAACGGTGCAAGAAGAGAACTTGAAGACTATTCAATGTCTGTACTAATGGCGAAACACATTTGTTTAATGAGCCGAACCGAAAAAGGAAAAAGATGTAGAGATTATCTTATTGACCTTGAGAAAGCCTGGAACACACCGGAGCAGATCATGGCAAGAGCCTTAAAGATGGCGAACCGTTCGATCGAGTCTTTGAAAGGCAGATGTAAATTCCTTGGTGAGCAGGTAGTTGAACAACAGCAGATCATCACAGAACTGCAACCTAAAGCCAATTATGTGGATATGATTCTACAGTCAAAGTCTCTGGTAACTATTACACAGATCGCCAAAGACTATGGAATGAGCGGGAGAAAACTGAACAAGATTCTTAAGGAATTGAAGATTCAGTATAAGGTCGGCGGGCAGTGGGTGCTGTACTCAAAATATCAGAATGGTGGATATGTGCATAGCCGGACCATTGATATTACAAGAACTGATGGCAGAGCAGATGTCACGATGCAGACAGAATGGACACAGAAAGGCAGACTTTTCTTATATGAGGAACTGAAAAAGCACGGATATGTTCCGGTGATTGAACAGGCTGCGTGATGATTACTTATTTGCAACAGATGATTCAGGTTCAGAGAAAGGAGAGTGATGGAATGGTTAGAGCGGATGGTCCTAAAAGTGTAAGGGTAATCAGTGTGATCGAAGTAAAAGCAAATAGAGGTCTTGGAATAGAAAAAGACCCAGTACGTGTGGTAACTCAGTACTGGGATATGAAGGGAAATCTTCTTGCTGAAAGAGATCCAGACCCGCAATTGCTTTCCGATCAGGTTATATGGGAGTCAAAGCGATTGCAGAATATTATTGAGAACCACTCGAAAAATGACAGGAACGTGATGTCACGTGACGGTCACGCAACAGAATAAGATAAAGAATAAGAATAAGATAAAGAATAGAAGTACTATATAGTGCCTTTTATTCCATCTGTTTTTATCAAAAATAGGAGAAATGAATCATGAAGAAAAGAGCTTTAACAATTTTAGCAGCAACAGTTATGGCAGCATCTATTTTGACGGGATGTTCAGGAGTGGCTGATATAGAAAGCGACTATGATACGGAGTCAAAGAATCTACAATTAATGTTTGTTGTTGTAGAACGGTGCGAGCTTTGGAATGTGGTTTATGACAAGAATACAAAAGTTATGTATGCAGTATCTGATGGTGCTGAAAGCAGAGGAATTTTTACAGAACTTGTGGATAAAAATGGTCAGCCAAGATTATGGGAAGGTAAATAGAAATGCCAGGACATAATTCAAATCATTTCACAGGAAAGACCAAGAGCGGTGATCCAAGAAAGAACCGGAAGAAAAAATCAGGATCAAGAGAGTTCACCGCAACAAGTACAAACCATAGTACATAAACATAAACCAAGGAGATAGAAAGCAGGTGGCAAGTATGAAACCGGATATGGAAAAAATCATTGAGGTGTTGATATCTCTGCTGGAAGAACAGGAAAAGGTGGAAATCACCTACACTATTGAGAAAACCGCTTAGGCGGTAGAAAGGGGTGGACAAGCAGTATGAATTTAAAACCGGAAACACCACTGGTGGCAAAGCTGCAGATCAAGCGCCTGGAAGATGAATGTGAAAATTTAAGACTGTGGCGTTGGAGATTAACTATTGCGATAGAGCTGATACTGATCACGGTATTAGGAGCGTGTGTGGTCAACTTTTATGCAATCAGGTGAAGGAGGTGAGGACATTGCAAGAAATTAAAAAGAGCGCTCACGATAGCCCGGCAAGGCAAGGAGCACTCTGGAAATTAGTCAACTATATTATATGAGAAGAAAGGAAATTAGTCAAATATGAAGACATTGAAAATTACAACAGATAACAAGATTTCTGTGGTTGATGTGAATTTTAGCGATTTCAAAGCCATCCAACAGGCAATCGGCGGATATTTCGAGATTGTGAATACGCAGAAATTACGGGATTATTTCAAAGCATCGGTAGTAATGATTGTTGATGAAGAAGGAGTAATCAAAGATCTTCCGGTAAACACAATTGGTTGTTATTTTTACAATACATCTAAGCATGGATGTCCGATCGCAGGAGATATGATCTTAGGTTTGCTTGTCGGTCCGGATATTACAGGCTTGGGTGACAGAGACGCAGAGCAGTGGATGGAGAAGATGTTGAAAGATTTTGAATTTTTGGAGAAAGAGTAATGGAAGATATACCGGGATATGATGATTGGAAGTCCACCCCGCCAGATGATCCGGAACCGGTTACATATTGCAGTGGCTGTGGAGCGCCGTTGTATGAGGGTGATTACCTATATACGGTGCAAGGGGATCGTCTGTGTGAGGAGTGCTTGAATGATATGTACAGGAGGATGTTGTGATGTGGAAAGTAGAAATAGTAAGGGTTTATAAGTCCAGTAATTTACTGTACGAGCATGAAGATAAAGTGATTTTCGAGGTAAACAGTTTGGCAGAGGCAAGTGAGATTACTTCGACGTTTGATAAGTATGCTGTTGGAGAATATAAATATTCGATCACGCGTAAAAAAGAAAACAAAGAAGGTGAAGAGTAGATGGCACTTAAAAGTTATGAGGAATTGATAAAGGTTGATGTAAGGCAGTATTGCGAAGAAAGAGATGGCTTTACATATCTGAACTGGGCGAAATGTATTGAATTGCTGAGACAGAACGGTGCTACCGAAGTGTATTGGGAGCCAATCCCTGATCCGCAGACCGGAAGCAGTCTTAGAAAAACAGACATCGAGTTCAAGGACAAGAATAACAATACGAATCGTTGTTATGAAACACGGATCAAGGTCGTTATCGATGATAAGGAATATGAGATGCAGACTCCAGTGATGAACGGGGCGAATCCGGTAAAAGACAATTCTATGAGTCAGCAGAGAGTATGGAACAGCATGTGCAGGGCATTTGTGAAGTGTGTGGCTATTCATACCGGGCTTGGATTTAACTTATGGCTGAAAGAAGAATACAACAAGCTGGAAGCAAAGATTCCTGGAACAGGAGAGAATCTTGCATCAGAAGCAAAGAAGAAGACGCTTAAAACGCAGTGTACGGCGCACGGTATTGATTTGGATGCTTGGGTATGTGGAAACGGAAAGACAGTGGATACACTTACGGAAACAGAGTGCGCCAAGATGTTGAATGCGATCAAGAAAAAGTACGGTGATGATTGATGAATTTCACAGGAAAACTCGAAGGCTTGAAGATGGACTATGCTACTAAAAAGCAGAGCATCTCTGTAGAAGTGAATGAGGATGCCAGAGATGCATTCCAGGAACTGAAAGATTGTGAGAAGCTTGATATTCAGATTAAGAAACATCGAGAAAAGAGAAGCTTAGATGCGAATGCCTATTGCTGGGTATTAATTACGAAGTTTGCTAAAAAGCTTGAATTGAGCAATCCGGAAGCACACAACATGTGTCTTATAAGATATGGATATCCGGTAATATTATCCGGGAAATCGGCATGTGCAACGATTCCAGACACGGAAGAAGCAGAGAATAAAGTGAAAAACTCTACAGAATATCACCTGCAGCCCACCTCACAAGTGAGAGAAGGAGTTGACGGTGTGGTGTACCGGACATACAGACTCCTCAGAGGAAGCCGAACCTATAATACCGAGGAAATGTCCAGGCTGATATCTGGGCTGATCACAATGTGTAAGGAGGCACAGATCCCGGATAGAGAAATCGCCACACCAGAAGAAAAGAGACTCCTGAAAGAAAGGTATGGTGTGGATGTCTAAGAAATTGTGGAGCGTGTTCACAGATGATATGGATCATTGTTATTTTACCGGCACGCCATATTGTCATCGACATCATATATTTTATGGCCCGTGTAGATCAATGTCTGAGAAATACGGCTTTGTAATACCGATAGCTTATTACTTACATGAGAATTATCCGGACAGTGTTCATCAGAATCCGAATAAGGGCATTGACCTGGAACTGAAGCAAATGGCTCAGAAATATTTCGAGGAACATTACGGGACAAGGGAAGAGTTTAGAGAGATCTTCGGGAAAAGCAGATTGTAACTTATTAACATAGATTCCCTGGCATTGTAACCAAGAAATGTAACGCATAAGCACTCACCCAGCGTTATTTATTGCACAAGATGTTGTATCACGGCCAGAGAGCCAGGCTCTGGCGGAAAGGAGCAGCATGGAAGGACAGATAGAATTAGAGGATTATCTCCGGTCATTGAACTGTGAGGGATTTGACATTTGTGATTATATTCCGAAAGGACGAGCCAATGCGGTCACAAGATATGAGCTGTGTATGAAGACTGGATTCAGGGACCGTCAGGTAAGAGATTTGATTCATTATGCAAGGCGTGACGGATCTATCTTGAATTTGTCGGATGGAAAAGGATATTTTAGACCTGATCTGGATGATCCGGTGGAAAGAGGAATGCTTGCAGCATATGTCCGGCAGGAGGAAAGCAGAAGAGATTCGATAGATTGGTCTCTGAATGGAGCTATAAAAGATTGTAAAGAAAACGGCATTGATTGGAGGACATAATAAATGAATTCAAACCAGAAGGGAAAGAAAGGTGAGCGTGAGCTTGCTGCAATACTAAAAAGCTACGGATATGAGGACAGCCGGAGAGGTCAACAGTATTGCGGATCTAATGGTGACGCAGATGTAGTTGGTCTTCCAGAGATTCATATTGAATGCAAGAGAGTAGAAAAGCTGAATATCTATGATGCCGTGGAACAGTCAAAGAATGATGCAAGAACAGGTGAAATGCCGGTTGTCATGCATCGGAAGAATAGAAAAGAGTGGCTGGTTACTATGCCACTGGATGATTGGATGAAGCTGTATGAACGGTAATTATATTAAAGTTAGTCGGTCATTGCTGGACTGGTGCTGGTATCACGATGTTAATACCTGCCGGTTGTTTATACATATGTTACTCCGGGTGAATTGGAAAAGAGGTTACTTTGGAGAAGAAGTAATTGAAAGAGGAAGCTTTGTCTCTTCGATATCCAAGTTGTCTGCAGAGACTGGATTGAGTGAAAGAGAGGTTCGCACAGCACTGGAACACCTTAAGAAGACAGGCGAAGTGACATGCAATCGACACGCAAAATATAGCGTATATACAGTGGTTAATTACTGTAAGTACCAATCGAGTGACAGGCAAAATGACACAGAGAACGACATGGAAAGCGACACACGAAGCGACACGTCTGTTGACAATCTATCGACAGGCAATCGACAGGCAATAGAAGAAAAGAAAGAAGGAAAGAATAAAAGAATTAATAATACAGGGCGGTTTGAACCGCCGGATGTGGAAATGGTCCGAGCGTATTGCCAGGAACGTGAGAACAAAGTAGATCCGCAAGCCTTTGTTGATTTTTATGAATCCAAAGGCTGGATGGTAGGGAAAAACAAAATGAAGAACTGGAAAGCAGCAGTGCGTACCTGGGAGAAAGAAGACCAGAGGAGAAGCCAGACAAGGAAGGAAGAGACCGCCAAACGTGGCAGCACTGGATTTAATAATTTCACTGGCCGTGATTATGACATGGACCAGATGGAAAGAGCGCTTTTAGGAATTCAGGGAGGTGGGAATCATGCGGATTAAGCAGATCAATCCAAGAGGATGGTATGACATTCCGGGATATGACGGGAAGTACCAGATCAACTATTTCGGCAATGTTCGCAGGGCACTGAAACGTGGGTACAAAGCATTGCACCCATATATCAAGACTGCAAATGGTCGCAGGGTTGTGAAATTGAACTGCAAGGAACAGGTTGTCATGAAACTGATGCAGATCACATTTATCGGTGAATTGCCTCCGGGAATGGTAACTTATCACAAGAACGGGATTATCACAGACGATGTATTGAATAACATCGGAATCATTACCAGAAGTGAACTTGGTAGGTTAACTGGAAGAGGCAACGGCTGTGAAACTTCGGTCGTGAAGATCAGCGAAGAAGGACAGATCGTTGATTTCTACAGATCGGTAAGAGAAGCCGGCAGGAAGAACCATATGTCATATCAAACGATTTTGGACCGGATCAACGGGAAGGTGAAAAGCTTATATGCGCCGGATGGCTATGTGTATTGCAAGGATAATGCCAGAGAAATCAATAAGGCGGTTCGGAGGATAGAGCTGGACAACAGAGAAGAATGCAGTGTTGATTTTATACCGGCACCGGAAATAGTATTTGATTTTTAGCATAACGAAAGGAGACGGAGCTCCGGCCGGAGTGATGATGCATCGGCTCCTTTTGAAAAGATGAAAAACGGAGTAAGTAAGGTTTATACAGACAGACCGGATTATGCAGATTTTGATTCACCGGCAAAATTTGAAGCAATTAAGAGTATTATTGCAAAAAGACTGAGGGAACATCCCAATGCTATTTGTTCGTATTCTGGTGGATCGGATAGCGACATTATGATTGACCTGATTGAACGGACCAGAGCAATGTTCGAGTTACCGCCAATCAAATATGTATTTTTTAATACAGGATTGGAAATGAAAGCAACAAGAGATCATGTGAAGGATGTTGCAGAAAAGTATGGAGTGGAAATTGAAGAGAGAAGACCAGAGATCAACATCGTCCGGGCAACCAGAAAATATGGAATTCCATTCGTATCGAAAATTATGTCAGGAGGTTTGTCCGAATGGCAAAAGAAAGGAGTCCCTTTATCTATAGCAGATGAATATGATCAGGCAGAAGATAAGGCGGCGAAAAGAAAAGAGTTAAAAGAAAGATATCCTAAATGTGAGAGTCTGATTAATTTTCTTTGCTGCTGTAATTCGGCTGGGGAACCGAGACCAAATATTCAGCTCGTAATCAATTCATCAAAATACATGCGGGATTTCATCAAGGAATATCCGCCAGAATTTATGATAAGTGCGAGCTGCTGTTATTACTGCAAAAAGCAAATCGCGCATAAAGTTCAGAAAGATTACGACATGGTTATAACTGGAGAACGAAGAGATGAAGGCGGAATGAGATCGGTTCCTAGAAAAGATAATACGGCTCTTTGTTTCACAGAAACGGCGGATGGACATTATCGGCTAAGACCGCTCTATTATGTATCTGATAAAGATAAAGCATGGTACAAAGAGTATTACAAAATAAAATATTCGGATGCATATGAAGTATATGGATTAACCAGAACGGGATGCTGCGGCTGCCCGATATCGTATAAGGCAGTAGAAGATCTTGAAAAGATCCGAAAGTATGAGCCGAATGTAGTAAAGGCAGCATGGAATATTTTCGGAAAGAGTTATAAGTACCGAATGAAATATAACGAATACAAAAAGAAACGAATGGAAGAAGAAAAAAGGAGAGCTGAAAATGTTGAGGGACAAATGACGATATTTGATTTTCCAGAACTGATTCCAGAGGAAGGAGAAGACGATGGCGATAATACATAATGTCCGGGGTGGGACAGTTGGACTGAATGAAGAAGACCGGCTGATGATCGCAAGGCTGTTGGTGAAGGCGGGCTATGCGGTTAAGATCGGATACAGGACGATTCCAGGGAATGCGAAGGGGAAGAAAGAATATATAGTTGAATACTGGGAGGAGAAAGAAAAGAAGATAGAAATGTAGAATGGTGTCGAACCTTGACAATTGAATATTGATGGTTGGAATGGTATAATCTTCGTAGAAAGTGTACGGGAGGAAATGCCAATGAAATGCTTGCGTTGTAACGAAGAAATGAAACACTATAAGTTGGATAAAGGTTTTGAAATTTACGGGAAAGAACATAAACCGGGAGTTGGACTTGCATTACGACAAAAACCACACAATCCTCATAGTATTTATGAATGTCCTAAATGTGGATACATGGAATTAAATTCAAAATATTGTGAAGATGAAGACATATAATTTATTTTACCAACCATCAGTAATTTGGTGGTTGGTATTTTTTTACCCATTTTTAAGGAGGAGAGGTGAGAAATTGAAGAAAATACTGGATGCTTGCTGCGGAAGTCGGATGTTCTGGTTCGATAGAGAAAATTCAGATGTAATATTCGCAGATAATAGAGAAATAAAGACGACATTATGTGATGGCAGAAGGCTTCTAATAAAGCCGGATATAAAGATGGATTTTCGAGACATGCCATATAAGGATAATTCTTTTAAAGTAGTAGTATTTGATCCGCCACATCTTATTCATGCCGGAACTGGTTCGTGGTTGGCCAAGAAGTATGGGATTCTTCCAAATGATTGGAAAACATACTTGAAAGCTGGATTTGATGAATGCATGAGAGTGTTGGAGCCGGACGGTGTTCTGGTATTTAAGTGGAACGAAGACCAGATAAAATTAAATGAAGTATTGAAAGAATTCGGAAAGAAACCGCTTCTTGGAGATCAGAGAGGAAAGACACGGTGGATATTGTTTATGAAGTAGGAGAAACGAGGATGGAAAGATTAACACATAAAAGAGAGAACGGTATAAAGCGAGGGTACTGGTCCCCGAATAAGAAACAGGAGCTGGTGGATAGACTGGCAATGTATGAAGAGCGGGAGGAGAGTGCCGATTTCTGCAAGTGGATTCCATGCAGTGAGAGATTACCAAAAGATAGACAGATTGTAGTAGCTGATATTGAATGCAGCATTGAGGACAGAATGTGCATATTTGCCTATTTTAAAATCGTTGATCACATGGAGTGCTGGATAAATGCCAATACAGGTTTTCCTGTTCTAGCCAATGTTGTTCAGTGGACACCATTGCCGGAACCATACAGACAAAACGACGAAGGAGCTGAGAAATGATTGAACAGAGGAAGTACAAAGAAACAGAGACTAGAAGGTCAACAACATTATGATGAGCTTGAATCAGATATTGATGAAAAGGCAAGTGAGAGATTCCATACACCACCAGCTTATCAGAGCTATTCAGTGGAGGATTACTTGCGGAAGATGGGAGTAGACATAACGAAGGGAGTAGATGCAGGTGGAGCAGAGACTGGAAGAAAACAATATCAAGAATGAGAATAACCGGAAGAAAGAATATCTGAGAGGATACAGATCCAGTAGAAGACGTATCAACCGTATTGATGATGAAATTATTGAACTGAAAGAATTAGCTGCATCGGTGAAGGCAATTGATTATTCG